TTCTAATGCTTTGATTTGTTTTTTACGTTTTACAATTTCATTTGTAATACGTCTTTCCATTACTTTTTTCTTAGCATTTTCACCTTCTGATTTAATGGCTTCCATATCTAAAGCTTCGTTTAATTTAAGAACATCTTTAGCGTTAATTTCTTCTCCATTTTCTAATTTAAATGTTGGAAGAGAATCACCTGCTCCTAAACTCATTCCTTTAATCTTACTTGTCTTTTCTTTCCCATCATGCTTATATGTAACTGTGTCTCCTTTTTTAGCATCAATGGCTTTATCTTTAGAGATTTCAGTTAATACTTCTTCAATAAGATCTTGAATAGTTAAACGTAATACTGATTCTTTTAAATCACCGTATCCTGATGATTTGTATTTACCTTTAGCTTCTTTTGGAGTACCTAAAGCAGGTGCTTCAGTAGTATATCCTACTCCTTTAATTCCAAATTGACCATCTTTAACATAATGGTTACAATCTTTAGCTAAGTTTTTAGCTACAATAGCTCTTAATTCTTCTACACTTTTACCTTCATTTTTAGGATCACCCATTTCAGTATAGAATCCTTGTAAAAATTCTTGACCAAATACGTTATCATAATTCTTCTCGTCTTTATAATCATATCCACGAGCAGCCATGTCTGTAACTTCTTTGGTAGTTTCTTTTTCTTCAGCTTTAGCTTCTTTTTCTTCTTTAAGAGTAGTTATGTTCTCATTAAAGATAGCATGCCAATCTTGTTTTTTACCTGTAGTGACTAAACCACCAATGCCCTCACTAATGACTCCTCTATTTTTAAGAATAGTTACAGCATCTGTAAATGAGTTAGTAGGGGTAATTAGGTCTGGAAATAAATGGCGAGCAGATTTAAAGAAATGCTGTTTATTCATTTTACCTTCTTTAAGAAGATTATATTGTTCTTGTAATGTGTTTCTCATGTGTTTGTGTTATAAATATAATATTACTGGGGCACTATTTGCTCCTAAACTACACGATGTTATGGCTAGTGGAAGTGTAGCTCCGGCTGGAAGAATAAATGTTGTTGAGATTGTTGCTTCTAATGGAAAACCATTTCCATCAAACCCACTGATGTGTTTTAGACCTGTTATTATTGATCCGGATACAGCTTGGATTGATCCTGTACCTAAAGACATCATTCCTGCAAAAGATCCAGTTATTGAAGATCCAGCTGTTAAAAATGCGCCATTAATATTTACTGGTATATTTGCCATTTTATTTTATTTATAAATATATTTTTAATTTAAGATTTTGATTTTTTCCACAACTGTTTTGATTCTATCCCTTTAGCTTGTTTATGTAGTTTTTCTTTGTCTACAAGTTTAAAACCTAATTTTTTTACATAGTAGTTATAAGCAGTACCACTAGCTTTTTTATTTGGATTAAAAGCAGCTGGTGTAGCATAGTTTTCACCTGTGCCAGGAGTGAAAGAAGCACCAGTTCCAGTGGCGCTCATTTCTTTTAATACTTTGCGAACTATTTCACGAATACGTTCTTTCATTTCACTACAGCTTCTAGTTCTTCAACTAATTGATAGTATTGAAGTAAGTTAACTAAATTATCGTCTGATGCTTTATCCATCTTACTTAATGAAGGCAATATGTTGATAACTTCATTAATTTTAATTTGGATTGCTTTATCTGTAACTGATTTGTTTAAATTAGTTAAATGAGTTTTAATTTCATTTACTTTAGTGTTATAGAATTCTTTTAATTTAGGAGTACTATCAACACTATTAATAAATTCTTTTAGTACTAATTTTTGATTATGATTTAAACCAGAGTACTTATCATTAAATTTCTCTAATAATACTCTATAAGCTAATACTTGAATATCTTTATCTTGATGTTTGAATTCTTCTAGAATGCTGTTTTTAACTTCTTGTTTGTTAATAGTTGATTTAGTTAAAAACTCTAATAAAACTGTTTTATTTTCTATAATCTGGTTAGGATTAAGATTATCGTCTCCACTATATATTTCTATAAGTGAATATAAAGATGCTTGAGCTTTATAATTAGGTAGTTTTGTTTTAAAGAAATCTTCTATATTATAGTGTTTCTTAATTTCATTTACTAAATTATATTTTTGTCTTCTTAAGGCAGAACGATTTAAATGTTTAGCGCTTTCAACTATAGTGTTTATCACCATGTCTGCTTTTGCTTCACTAACATTTACATTCTTAAAGAAGCTTTCATATAATTTATACTCTCTCCCTAGTTCAGTTTTAGTAAAGTATTTTTTTAGGATATTAGATGCTTTTGACTCTACTCCTGACAATGTGTCAGCTGTGATTTGTCTTACAAGCAATTCAAAAAGGATACCCGTATTTTTGTACTTTGAATGTTTAATGTTCATTCTATAGTAATATTTTGTTATAAATATATATGGTTTTTTTATTCTCGTATTTGAGATTCATCTAATAATGAGGACTCTTCTTTCTTTAATGAGATTTTCTTTTCTAAACCTTCAAGTAAAGTTTTATTTTGAAGTGTTTCTAAAGCTAATGGTGATCCACCTTTAAAATTATTTTTTAAAGTTTTATCTTCACCTGTATCATCTCCTTTTTTCATTCCCTTATTACCTAATCTGTCAGTTCCAAACACATTGCCTTGAGTACCAATGTTAGATACTCTTTCTTTAGGACGACCTAATGTCAAATCTTCATCATATCCTGTTGGTAATCCTCCATTTCTACTAGCACCATATAATGCTGCTAAGTCATGAGGTGTACCGTATGATTTACCTGTCTCCATTGGGTCGTTACCTTCATTTTCAATTTGTTTTAATCTGAAGGTACGTTTTTGGTCTTCAATTAACAAGTCTCTATATTCATCATATTGATCTTCACTTAAGTGGAATATATTATCATAAATCCAATCAGTAGGCATTAATTTAGTTTCCATCATTTGACGAGCTAAATCTACCTTTTCTTTCATTAATGCTATTCTTTCTTGATCATAAATGATAGAAGGTGTAGTCAATGATAATTCAAAATTAGTTAATTGTTCGTTTCTATATCCTTGAGTATATAAGTGAACTAAAGCAATTTTATTTAATTCTGATAATATAATTCTCTGAATGCGATCAATTGTACGAGCGAAACGAATATCTTCAGCTGCTAATGTTGCTTTACCTGTTAAGTCTTTTTCATATCCCATAAACGCTTTAGGTACTTTTAAAGCAGCAAATAATTTATCTCTTAAATAAACTACGTCTTCAATAGCTGTGTAATCCATTCCCTTAGTAGGTTCAATTTTAGTAGCACTATCATTACCTCTTACAGGGATATAAAAATCTTCTAATAAATTTTGTTGATTATATTTCATGTTATATTCACCAGTTTGAGGATCAATAAATGGAGTTTTCTTCATTGTATTGATAGTCTTTTGCATGAAGTTTTCTACTTCATTTGGTGGAATAGAACCAACATTAATATAGAAAATACGTTTTTCTGGAGCGCGAACAATACGATGGATCAACATAGCATCTTCCATCAAAATATATTGTTTAAACAATTTACGAGCTGGCTCTAGATATGATCTACCATATGGAAGATAGTTTACATCGGTAATCAATCTGAAATGAGCCATTTCATAATTGTCAAAATATAAATGGTTATCATTTTTTCTAGTAGCGTAATTATCTCTTCCACCTAAACCATAATATCCTGATCCACCTGCAAATCCATCTGGTGAGAAAGCAAATCTAATTTCAGCTGGTTTCTTAATATCAAAATTTTCTTGGCGCTCAATATGATAGGCTGTATATGGTATGACATTATACACACCAAATTTTTCTGCAATTTCTAATTTTAAAAAGAAATCACCGTATTTACACATTTGGCGAATCCAAGACCATAAATTAAACTCAATGTTTAGTACATCATAAAATAAATTATATAATATCTTTTGTGTATCTTCATCGCTACTTCTAATTTGAAGTACCTCTCCCATATCGTTCTTGAGAGTACATTCGTCTGCGATTATATCTAATGCTGATGCAATGATAGCATCTGTATCCATAGCATCATAATCAGAATAGATCTGGGTGCGTAAATATTTCCAATTAAGATTTAATTGAGCACCATAAAGTGAGGTACTGTTACTTGAATATATACGATTATATCTGTCTACTAAAGAGTTTGTTTGATATTCTCCAGTCATCTGGATGCTATTAACATCCATTACTTTTAATTCATTTCCTCCAGCATTACGAATTATTACATCTGTTGAGAATAATTTCTGTAGCCTTGAAAATACACTAGTATCTGCCATTTTAAATTAAATTATATTAATAAATATTATAGTAACCAACTAATGTCCTCTTGTCCGTGACCATAATTTACTTGATATGGGTTATTATATTGATTTGGAGAGTATGCTCCGTTAAAATTAGGTCTATTCACAGCTATATTACTTAACATCGCTCGAGCTAAGTCAACGCCTTGTGATTTAAATTTAAGAGCTGTGTCTCTTATATACATTGCTGTTCCAAAACTCATAACTAAATCATCATTATATCCTGATTGTGCTTCTGCTTTACCATTTTTCCATATAAACACTTTCATTTCTTCAACTAAGCGTTTAGATTGTATGATAACACTCTTATCTCCAATATACTCACGAAATTTATTAATGACAAGCGGTCTTGTTCTTAAGTTCATTGAGAATCCAGGTACAAGTTTTGATGGATCATCGAGTTTTTCTAAATAAGATTCAGCATTTATCGCCTCTGTTTTGGGAGAGTAGTATAAATTTTTGTATCCTCTTTCTTGAATTGAATCAAGTGTTGCCCATCCTATGTTATTGTTTTCAACAACTAGTAAAGCTTCATTATATTCTGTCGCTATTGCTACTAATAAATAACCAAATTCTTTTGGGGATATTTGGCCTTTATATTCAGCTACTTGTGTATTAGTGTCAATATCTATAATATGAAATGCTGAAAAGTCTTTACTATCACCTCGAGCAACGTCAGCAACTACCATATATGTTCTAGTATAATCTGCTGGTTCCCATATCCATAAGTTATGGTCTACACCTCGTCTTTCTAATGGATCCTTAACATATGTTTGTGTAATAAAGTCTAAATACTCAGGATAAAATACAACATCTCCTGAGGTATTAAAGTCACAATCACACTCTTGAGCTGCCATTCTTGGGTCACCTAGCAACTCATCTTGTCGTTTTCTCCAACTTTCATCTCGTTCAGGATGAACATACCATGGTAATTTAATTGGTAAGAATTGATTTTCACCTGCTTCTGCTTTAACCCATGTCTGGTGGAACCAGTTGCCAGTACCAAATGGAGTAGACAACACAATTGCTCCTCCTCCAGTAGCTAAGGTTTGTTGAGCAGATGCCCATATCTCAGCAATACCATCAATAAAAGCTGCCTCATCTATAATAAGGAGTGAAACTGCTTCTGATCGACCTGCATCACCCGCTGCTGAGACTGCTTTAACTTGTGAACCATTACTTAATCGTAATGTTAATTTATTGTTTTCTTCAGCAGGTATTTTTAGCCATGATGGTAAGTTTTCAAACATGAATTTAACTTTCGTTACCATGTTTTTAGCTGTTTCCTGTTTAGTAGCTATACATAATACGTTTTTGTCTTTTTGAAACAACATTAACCATAATGAATAACCTGCTACTAGAGTGGATATACCTAACTGTCTTGATTTAAGTATTATATCATATGGATTGTCTCTCCATAAATGTAATACTTTTTCTTGGAATGGGTATAAATTAAATATAATTCTACCACGAGTTGGATGCTGGATGTTGCAATACTTCTTCATAAAGTGTGCTGGATCTTGAGCACACTTAAGGTATTCCTCTCGGATTATTTGTTTAATGTCTTGACTCATAAAAACTTATTAGGTTCTGGTATATAAATATATCAAAAACCTAAGTATGATTTAATCTGTTCAATACGATGTTCAGTAGTACCTGATATAATTCCGAAGTTTTTAAAACTATCTAGATTCTCTTTAGTAATATGTTTGATAGTTAAATCAATCAATTCACGATATTCAGCATCAGTTGTTCTAACTCCATTATCTTCAATGTCTACTCCAATAGGAGAAACATAGAATACATAATCATATTCTTTAAGAAACATTGAAGCATATCTAATAAATTCTTCTTTATCTACTTTATCAATAGATTTGGCACAATGAGTAAAAGCCATTACATCAATAATTGTTCTATCAGTAATAACATTTTCTCTCATTAACTCAGAACAACGTTCAGCTAAGAATATTGTTTGACCTTTTAATGTACTATCAGTGTTTAATGGAATGCCTAAATCACGTAAGTATTTACTACGCTCAGTAGCAAAATAATAATCCTTAAATTCAGGTAATTCTTTTAAAGCATTTACTAGTGTTGATTTACCAACACTCATTGTTCCACAAAATCCTATTTTCATATTCGTAATATAATAAAAAAGGCTTGCATTTGCAAGCCTAATTTGAAATATGTTTTTAAAGAATTTATTAATCATCTTCTTCCATCATCATTAAGAGATAATCATATACATCTCCTCTATCAATATCTTTATTACCTGCTGCTTCAACTGCGGATTTAATAGCTTCAACTGAATTAATAAAGTTATCCTTTAATTCTTTACTGATAATGTTATCTATAATATTGGATGCTTCATATGTATCAGCTTCATATTCATATTCATATTTATTCGCTTCATTCACTGAGTTTAACCAGTTTGAAACTTTGTCTACTACTTGATCAGATTTTAAATCTTGCCCAAAATCAAGATTAGGATCATTAGTATTGATTTGCCACATATCTTCTTGATAAACATCATCTTGTCCTATAGCTATTTCTTGTTTTCCTTTTTTGTACATTAACATCCGTAGATTTTCTGGGTCATCAGAAGGATCTATTCCTGGAAGCCATGAAATTTTAGAGTAGGTTGTTAAATTACCTTTCATTCCAGTTGCCATATTAATTGCATCCATTAAGTCATTAATAGGCTCGTATGCTGGTTTGTCAAATTCATTTAGTTTATCTTTTATCTGGTTCTCAGTAATTAAACCAGCCAATTTTTGCATTTTTAAGAATTCTTTATTCATTATATGTTGTTTTATTTATGTATAAATATTTAAAAAAAATTAGAATCGCTGTTTTGCGTTAATATTTATTTTTTCTTTGATTATCAATTTTATATAAAGGTTGAGTATTAGAATAATGAAAACATTCCTTTTGTTTTTCTTCTAAAGATAAATCAAATGAAGCACATGATTTTATATGATCTATATCCCACAATGTTCCATAATTTTCCCAAGACATATCTTCTTTAAATTGATTTTCTAGGTATTGTTTATAAAAATCTAAATCACATCCTAATAATTCTATTGATGAAGAACCTTTATAGTTATGTTTTAAAGCTTTATTTATCCTAACCCGAGTATTATGAATTATTTTGAATTGAGGATTAGTACTTAAGTATTTTTTATAGTTATTTTGAAAAATTTCTTTGTTTTCTTCATAATACTTTTTATTATACTCTTTAACTATATCTTTATTATCAGAATTATATTGATGTCTTTTATCTTTTCTTTTAAAAGTTTGTTCATTCATTTTTATCCTATTGCAAGGAAAACAATATGATCTGTTTTTAGGAAATTGATCTAATTCAAACTTATTTTTACATTTATAACATGTTTTGGTATCCATATATTTTATTATAAATATGGACTACCCTTAAAATGATTACGATCTTGTTCCTTTTCCTATACTACTTTTGAACCATGGTAATCCAATTCCACTTTTCTTTGCTTTTTTCCAATCATCTTTAGTATGTTCAAGACCATTAATGAAATATTCTTCTTTTCCGTCTGGGTGAATTACTGCTGGGCCTTCCCAATTATGTAATTTACCATCTTTCATGTAACGAACCACACCTTCAGTTGATGTATACTTTTTAACTTGTAATGTTTGGTCCATTTCAAACTTTTTAACTTCTTTACTCATATTTCTTATTTATATCTAAATATAACATCATTTTCCCACGAAGCCAAACAGAGGGTGTCAAATATTTTCTAGATATTCCATGAAATCTTTGTAAACTTGTTTATGAGATTTAGGAGATTTTTGAATAGTTTCGTTTAAGAGTGTTAAAACATCGCCTTTAGATTCGGTTATTAACGACTTAAAACCGTTTAAAACCGACTCAGCTAACAATATATTATCATTGTCGTCACCGTAATCTTCTAGGTCGTTTAAATACAAATTAATGTATTCATTTATATTATTTAAGTGCTTCATATACTAATTTCTTTAATCGTGTAAGTATTTCTTTAACATTTTGGATTTGACTATTTAACCACTTTAAACGTTGTCCGAAACGTTTTCCTTCCATTGGTTTTTCCATGTTTCCATCTGGAATGTACTTGGCTAGTGGTTTCATATATTCACTACCTGTTAGGAATACGAATTTGTCTTTTTCAGGACTGATACCTGCTGATTTCATTTGTTTGATTGTTTCTTCTCCCCATTTCTCTTTTTCTGCTTTAGGCATTTCTTTAAGAGTTTTATCATAGGGTGCTAATTCTTTAGTTAAAGGAACTAAATGATGTTTAGCAGATAGAATATACATTTTATCAGGTTTAAGTGCTTTACCATACTCTAATGTCTTCTGGAACATTGGAGAAGCAGAATACAGCTCCTGGGCTGGAGCTGCATGGTCTAGTTTTGATTTGGTACAACTTAAGAGTACTATTTTAGCCATTAATATCGTTTATTGATAAATATTAGGCTAATACTATCTCTTTAACTATTGTCTTTCCTGCTAAAGCATTTAAATGATGAACAAAACAAGGCATTTGTTGTGGTAGATATTGAGGACACATCTTGCCTAATTTAGATAATAAGTCATCTAAATCCACTGTTTTTTGGACTCTACCTGATGTTGGTCCGTCATAGAATTTATAGAGTGCGTTCCTAACAAACATATGATTTTTATTCATAGTGCGTTTTCTTAGTTCAGGGAACACATAATATAAGAATATTAGATATGGTTTAGATGATTCAAACTCACTATTAGCAATAATTTCTTTAGCTACTTCCCATGAATCCATATCAGAACTTTTTAACATCCCATATAATGTTTCAAATACTTCAAAATCAACTACTAATCCCTTATTGATATCTTCTTGTAATGAATCATCTAATACTACTTTAATATTGTGTTTCTTAACATTATCAAGCAGATTTAGTAAGAATGGAAGAGCATCACATACTTTTTTATTACCATGAGATTGTTCAATAGCATGTCCATCAATAATTTCAATATCCTTATGATCTAAAATAGTTTTAAAATATGGATCTTGAGCAACCCACTTCTTAAATTCATCTACTTTAACTATATAGTGAGTAGCTTTAACTTTACGAGTTATTAGTGTTATGTCATACCAATAGTTTTTTTCTGTTGGAATGTATTTTTTAAAATTAGGATCTTTTACAATGAGATCAATAGGAAATATTAAGAATTGTTCACTATCTGTTACCCACTTTTGAGTTTTATAGTTATATCTTTTTAAATCAATATAATTTTTTCTAATAAAAGAGTCACTAATAATGATGGTATCTAGTTTTTCTAATTTGCGAGCAGTAGTAATATTGAATTTATTTTCCTGGATATAGTTCTTTAATTTATATGAAGGCAATTCAGATAAAGGAGTGACATATACTGTCTCATTATCTTCTAATTTAGAATTCTTATCAAGACTATTAATAAAAGCTGCTAACTTATCTTTATAGTCAACTGGTATTACTCCCGATGTTTTGTTATATGCTGTATTAAAACGGTAACTAGATTTTCCGTCATTTTGGAATCTTAGATTTACTATATTTCTGTCTTTCATGATTACTTAGTTAAGAATTTAATTAAGGTTTTATTTAACATCAATGTTTTGAAGGCCGATTGATTACCATTATATATTGATTTAACAACTTTGTATTTTAAGTCATTAGCAAATACATCTTCATTCATTAGAAACGCTAAACGATCAATATATGCTTTTTCAATTTTATTATTGTTACTATAGAATAAACTAAAGTTAATAATACGAGTTGAAATAATTGATGCTAGATCTGCTCTATATTTATCTCCATCTCTTTTACCAATAATACCTTTTAGAGTATTTAAGACATATTCTTCACTTTCATGATTCATAATTGTATCAGGTGAGATAATCTTATCTAATTTATTATTGATAAACATTGTAAATAATGTTGTGAATTCACTACCAACACTACCTTCTCCAATCATTTGAATCAAACCTAACTCATCATCAAATGATTTAATTGATGAAATTGAATTAAAGAATGTTGTAATACTTCTTGAGTTAGTATTTGTTGAAACTAGTTCTGGATGTTTCAATAAGAAGTTAATACATCTATTATCTATTGTAGCATTCTCAGCCCACTCACTCCAACAATTAATATCAAATTTTAGATTAACTGAAATGAATCGTGTTTTTTGTGCGTTGTCAATACTGTTAACTAAATACTCTCCATTATCAGGATTACTTGTTAATATGATATGCCAATCTTTAGGTAGTGTCCAACTAATATATTGCTGTCTATCAATTAGCTCCATAACAGCTTGAATGAACCTTACATCAGCGCGATTCCAGTCATCTAATAATAGAATACCTCCTGATGTTTTGCCACTAATCCATTCAGGTGGACAATAACTCATTCGGTTCTTACCAGTGAAAGCATAACCTTGTTTAGTATATTCTTCAACTGCGTGTTCATCAATCCATAAACAGTCATTTTCTGTTTTACAGACTTCAAATTGACGAATTGGAAAACCAACCAAGTCACCTAACTCCTCAATTTGTGCTAAGTTCAACTTAACAAAGTGCAAATCTAATTCATTTGCTAATTGGACAATTGTTGATGTTTTACCAATACCTGAGTCACCAACTACTTCAACTGATACTGGTGGTTTGTTTTGAGATTGTAAGAAACGATTGTTATTAACAATGTGTTTCAAGAATTGTTTTGCCTCTTTAATGTTTAGAGACACTTCTGCGTGTGTTGTTTTTGTTTGCTTTTTAGCCATAACCTTAATTTTTATTTAAATATAATATACTTTTTCAATTAGTCCAAACTTATTTTAATAGTGTTGCCCCATCCTGCATTTTTTACTATTTCAACATCTGCTCCATTTGATGAAATAACCATTAGAGTTGGTTTAAATGACTTAACTTCATTATTACCTATAAATCCATCAGTTAATATGATTAGACTGTTAAACTCCTTATGTTTATTGAAATATTCAATGAATGGATTCATATCAGTACCACCTCTACCTGTAACAAATTCGGGCATTTTACCTTTATACTCATAAACATTATGAACACTAGCGTCACCTTCAGCTACAGTAATTGTAACTCCTGTTTTATACATGTGTTGTATTTCACTAAAGAACTCAATTAAGTCTTTTTCACTAACTGAGCCTGATGTATCAACTCCTACTAATACATTCTTTTTAGGTTTGATTTTTAGAGCTGGATTTTCAGAAAACCGTTTATTTAATTTGCGTCTTGTCTTTTTGGTATAGATTTTAGATGATGAACTGAAGAATCTTCTAAAATATGCTTTCCAATCATAAGCAGGTGCTCTATCTTCAAACATAGCATCAACCCAACTCTGTAATTCACTAGGAATAAATCCTCTACCTTGATTTTTATGTTCATTTATGATGCCTTTAATTTGATGTTCAATTTGTGCTTTAGCTAACTTAGCATCTGCTTCACTCATTCCATCAAATTCTTTCCAAGTTGGATGTAAACCACCATTACCATCACTATCTCCATCTCCTGTTAGAGTATCCATCATTTGTTGTAATGAGGGACTTGAACCATTATCTAAAGCTTTCTGTAATAGATCATAATACACTTTAGTACCTGCTTTTTCAGGTAAAGTTAATTCAGGAAATGATGTTAATAATATAATATCCGGAGTTGGATAATATTCTGGTGTTAGGTATTGATTAATTTCTAAATCCGCTGCTATATTATGTAATTCTTGATTTGGATACCACTCTCTATCTTCTAAGTGGTTAAAACATATATGAAGTAACTCATGTTTTAGTAATCCTATTTTCTTTTTATCATTATCTAATGAATTCCAAAACTCTTCATTAAGAGCTAATTGATAATTGATATTATGTTTACTGACTCCAGCAGTAGGTACATCTTTTCTTACAACTTTGTTTAAAGTTGACATAAAGATGCCATAAAACGGTTCAGAAATCATTAATTGCTTACCAATTTTTGATAAGTCTTCATAAATATTTGACATAAGCTTTTTAAATTATGGTTAAATATAGCAAGAGGGTCTGGCAAAGCCAAACCCTCTATGTCAAATTTATGTATAGTTTGTTACAAAAGTGACTCAGCTACATATATTCCTTGAGCTCCACTTACTGTAATACCACGAGCAGATAAAGCGTCTCCTACAAAATGAACATTAGGATAATCAACTAATGCTAAGTTTTTATAGTCTACTAATGGTTCAGGTGACAAATACTTTACTTCAGGAATATAGATTCCATAATCACCACCAAACTCAAATATCTTATCCATATCATTGATAAAGTTCTCAACATATGTAAAATATTCACCCATTACTTCTTTAACTGTAGTTAAATCAAAGATTTGAGTAGTGTTGATCAGTTCATGTTCTGATGTTTTAGATGGATTTCTTAATGGACTATAATATAAACCTGTTCCACCAATTTGTAATTTATTAACTACTTCTCTTGACCATTCAAATGGATTTTCAATACCTTTGATTTCCATCAAAATACCAAAGTTAGTCATATCATTTCTAAATTCTTCTCCTTTTTTAGCATGACCATTATAACTAATATCACCATATGTTTCCTCTACTGCTACATAAGCTGCGTTATTGTTAGTGCAAAATGAACGTAATGATACATTATCAAACTTTTGATATAGTTTAAAATCGTAACTAACATCAATTAGTTTTTGGAAATATTTTTGTGGTGCTTCAAAACGAACTCCAATTTGTACTGATTTTGGTTCTGTTGGTAATTCATATTTATCAGCTAACTGTTTACCAAAATCAATACCTGATTTACCTACTGCGAAAATGAGCTCATCATATTCTTCACTATTACCGTCTGATAAATGAATGGTATGGATATTGAATAGTATGTCTTTTACTTCAGTATTCCACATGAATTTAACACCTTTATCAACTAAATATGAATACCATGTTTTAGCGATCTCATGAAGATAATTTGAACCAATATGCCATACTGGGAATAAACGTAATCCAAAATATGGTTTAATAAAATCAGGTTCTGCTTGTGGATCAGAGCAAAATATTTCTTCTGGTTTAGGGTGGAAACGTCTAAAGTTACTAATAACTTGATCCATCAATTCCATTGCTTTGTCTTCACCACAATACTTAGATAATACACCTCCGATTGCTGTATGGTATGTTAATTTACCATCTGACCATCCACCAGCACCTAACATACCTGTCATTACTTCTTCAGGTAATCTATTATGTGGGTCATTTCCTTTGTCTATAATGGTGATTAACTCGCCTGGGTAACCATTATCGACTAATTTAGTTGCTGCGTTTATACCCGCTACTCCCGCACCTATAATTACTATTTTCTTATTCATACTGTATTAATATAATATAATTTTATTTTATTGCCAAACTAAGCATAGAGAAGGCCCAATCTAATGATTGGGCCACAGCTCCATTTAGTATTATTTAAAGCGACAGGCTATGAATCTGTCTGTAAGATTATTTGATTATACCAGCGATTTTTTGCATTCTGATGAATGACTCATTCATCATTTCTTTTTCATCTTCTTCTTTCTTTTTATTTTTTTTCTTAGCTTCTTCTAATTCCATTTTAGCTCTTACATCTGTTTCATCTATAGGAGCATCTTCAGTAACAGCATCTGTCACTACATCTTCTTCTTCTTTTTTAGCTTTAGGTTCAGATTTTTTAGATTTTTTCTCTAATAATTTTTCAAGAACTTTAGTAGCTTTTTTCTTGTAATTTTCAAGAGCTTTTACTTCAGCTTTAAGTTCTTTCATTTTTTCCTCACTTATCATACTGTGAAATTCTTCACTTAATCCTTCCATATTAATTTTTTTCATACGATTAGCTATAGCGTCATCACAAGCACGAACTTTAGCTTCTTGAGCTGCTATGTTCCCAGATTCTTCTACTTCGCTGATGTATTCTTGGATTGATTCTTTAATTAAAGAGCGTAAATTTTCTACTTTCATTTTGTTTTAATTTTGTTATAAATATGTATGTTTTATTAAACTGTTGTTTTTTCTACAGCTTGGTTTAATTTAAAGTTTCTAACACCCTTAATTCCTCTAATCTCTTTAAGCATATTTTGTAAATCTTCAGATGTGAATCCAGTTTTATATGGGTTTGGATCTACTTTTACTTTGATAATAGAGTAATAGTTAGGATTATTAAATGCTGATGTTTCACCTGAAGTGTCATAATCTTTAGAAGTAACAATTGTTATACCTTCTATAGCTCTAATATCAGATAATATATCTTTTTGAGGACGTCCATCTTCAGAACTAGTGTTAGTAATTAACACACCAGCGAAAGTATATTGGGTAGATTCTTCTTTAATTATTTTTAAAGTTAATTTACCTGTTCCTTTAATAACACGATGCCATTCACCTCTAGGGATAGATATAGGTTGATTCATAGATATAGGCAATTGGTTTTCAAGTTGTACTTTCCAATCTGTATTACCTACAATTTCTACAATACGATCTTCATTATCACGATGCCATTTTAACTCAATAGGATCTATATTTTCATCAAACTCACGAATAATATATTCATTAGTTACTTCTAGATCTTTGTAAGGTTTTTTTTGATACTTAGCTTTTATTTCAGCTATTTCTTCTTTAGTAGCAACACCTAAAGCTACTCTTGTAAAGGCATCTTTTTGTGCTTCAGTTAAGTTAGCATTATTAGATATAAAATCTATAAAGTTACCTACTCTACCCATGTTAAGAGCTCTAGTAGGAGTAATAATATAATGTCTAGCGTCTGGTTGGAATGAAGCTTGAGCGAATGTATTATCGCCCATTTGTATTATTACCATTTGGTCTTGACCCGCACTCACAGCACCAATAACTCGTCCTCTATTACCTAATGATGCTTGTCTAGATCTAGCTGTTCTATTAGCGTTAACATTAGTTACTGTTCCACTAAGTATTCTGTTTCTAAAAGCAGCTGGTAAAAAGAGAAATCCTCTTGTTAAGCCAGCACCATTAATCATATTCTGAACTGCTGCATTTGCAGCACCCGCGGGTTCTGCAGCTGCGGGTGCTGCAGCTGCTGGTTCAGCTTGAGCAGCTGCTGCTCTAGGAGCTCTAGCTGGTGCTTGTTGACCTGTAATAGCAGCTACATCTCTAGCTGTAAATACTTTTGATAATAATCTTCCTGATGTTGGACTTACTCTGAAACTTTCTCTTGGATTAGCTGTGTTGAATAAATAAGTACTATCTTGATATACAATCGGTCTTAAAGTATTTGCTGGGTCTAATGGTGGATTAGCTGCTATGAAATTTTGAATACCTTGAACTTCTCTTTGACCAAATAATTGTCTAAGATCAGTATCATTATATGTTATATTGTTGGCTCTAAAATAATTAAATTTTGTTCGCCAATATTCTGGGGAGCCTTTTAATCTCCAGTCAGTTCTTGCTCTTCTCCATTCTTCACCTCTACCTCCATATACTGTAGGAGTTTGATATAAATCTTTATTCAAATAAATAATTGTAAAAACGTCTTCACTATTTTCATCTTCAGCTGGGATAATTATACCTTTCATTCCTCTACTATGATTATTAGAATCAAATATTCTACTTTCAGCTGGTAGATTTTTAATAAGTGATAATATAGTTGATTTGTTTATAGAATCTGGGATTCTACTTTGGTTTTTAAAAGGTTCTAATAAATTATTTACAGCTCCATTATTTCCACCTTCACCAGTTAAAACAGATTGAACTGTTTCATCAGAGAATGGAACAGATGATATATTATTACCTGTTATTTTAAAAGCTTCAAAAGAGTTAGTATCTATAAGTAAAGAAGAACCATCTTCTAAATCTTTAACAATTATAGCTGAGTCTGTAGATTCTTTAGCTTTATTAATAACTGATCTAATTAATTCTTGAGATATAGCTTCTTTAGATGCTAGTCTTAATAATGCTTTAAATGGTATTGTATCTATCTCAGAATAATCAGCTAAATATCTAGTAGCTGTATTTTTATTGATATCTATATTATTAAATGAATCTGATTCTTTATATAAATCTACTTTTAAATCATCTTTGCCTATTTCTAAAACTACTATAGTGTTACCATCATTAGTAACATACATCTTTTTATTTTTAGGTAAATTAAATTTATTATATTTAGCTAATATTTTTTTAACATCCCAAGGATAGTCATCAGAATTAAGTATTTCATTGTAATTATTTATACTATTATCAAATGTATTCCTTAATATTGAATTTTGATTTGATTTAGGATATTTACTAATATGTTTTAGTAATACATCCATTGGAATAATAGATGTTTCCCCAGTTAGAATAGCAATTTTATCTAATAATTTAGGAAATTGAGGTAAATTATCTTCAGCAAATTTTTCTAAAGATTTATCTGAGAATAGATCATCTTTTTGAGCTCTAATTATTAAATATTCATATTTACTTCCTGGTCCAAATAAAGGTTTTTCTAACCATTCTCTATATGGGATGGCTTTATTTTTATATAGATTAGCTTTTTCTTCCTCAGGTGTCATTGGTTGATGAGGAAGTTTACTTTTTAGATTAGGTATAGATGATAACCATGGAACTTCTCTTAATAAGTCTTCAAAACTCATATCTCGAGACTCATATGGATTATTATTTCTATTAGTATATACCCATCTATCTCCTGCTCTAGATTGAACAGCTACAAAACTTAATTTATCACTATCTGGGAGATTAGTATTTCTAATTAAATAAAAGGTTGGGTATCCTTTTCTTTGATCATTTCTATAATTGATCCATGATCCTCTAGTTATACACCAAGGAACATCATTTGCGAATGATTTACAAACATTTTCTCTATTACCGTTATATATTTTAATACCACCTTCATCATATATTTTATCAGGCATATCCTGAAATGGTGAAGTTGAAGTAGTTGTTTTAGTTTGATTAACAGTTCTTATTAATGGTTTAAGACTATATTTGTTAATATCTTTTTCAATATTTTGGGCTGAACCTCTTAACCTATCAAAATCATTAATAAGATCCTTTAGCTCATCGTCTGTGAATTCTTTACCAGTTTGTGGGTTTTGGATTTTATAATCAGATGCTTCTTCTTTGAATTTAGCAACTAATTTATCTACCATGTCTTTACCATATGCTTCTACAAGCATATCATAATTTTTATTAATATATTCTAATAATACAGAGGCTTCTTTCATGAAAATAATTTGTTATAAATATGTTTGGTTATTTGGTCTTACCCCATTTTTTACCTTTACCCTTAGTTTTACATTGAGCTGGTGTAGGGCGACATGATGGGTATTTAGCTCGTTTTTCACCTTCTTTACGTCCACAAGATTTACATTTACCATCACGGCATGTATTACAATCTACCCATCCACCTTCTTTGCCTGGTGTGCCCTTACGTTTGAACCATTTACGTAATGATTCATCTTCATTTAAATCTTCTTCTTTTAGATCTTTCCAAATGTCTCCTTTACGACATCTAACAATAGCGCCGGATTTATAAGCAGATGGTTTATCATAGCGGCGGTCTGCAATTCGTTTACAGCGGTCTTCTCGTTCTTGAAGAATTTGCTTTAATATGTCTGTTAATTTCATATTACCAGTATCCTGAAAATGTTGTTTTAAATCCTAATAATTTTGCATAACGAGGAAGACGACATGACCAGTAACTAGCTTTTGTTCTATCTTTCTTTTGTGGACAATTATGACGTTTAGAAAATGCTGCTCTTGCTTTTGAGTTGTTTAATTTAGCACGTAAACCACCTCCGGCCATACCAAATGATACTTTCTTAATACGCTTGGTTTTAGGATCTTTAACATAGACATAGAATTTTTTAGAACCACCACGCTTTGGTTTACCTAAAGCAGGTTGTTTCTTTTCTTCATCTATTTCTTCAACTTCCATCAATGGTAAATCTAAAGGTACTTGTTGTCCTTCATATAAACCAAAACGACCTAAATCTGTGTTTTCAAATAATCTTAAATCAGCATCTTGTAAATTAATAATTCCTTTTTCCCACAAGGTGCGAGTCTCAGTGATTAACTCAATGTGAGCTTTAGAGCCGGGACGGAATATATTCTCATGTATTTGAATTTGATTACTTAAATGATAACGCATTGCTTCCGTAATTGGATGAGCATATTGTTTAGACTCATTTAATGTTGGAGCACCACAATCACATTTGTTAGCAAGTAGTGCTTTTTTTATTGTTTCTACTAATTGTTGTTTCATTATTTAAATAATGCATTAAAATTCATTGATATTTCAGATGCTCTAACAGCTACACCACTTAATATATTTTCATCAGGTATATTGTCTACTATTTCTTTAGTTATTTGAGTAAATTGTCCATTACCTTCTTCATTCACGTTTAAAATATATCCTATTTCTTGATTTAAGTTTGGCTTTTTAGATAATTTAGTCCATAAAAGTCTACGTAATAAAGCAGCAGCGGCTTGTTCAGGTGAAGTACTATCAATACTTAAACCTAGTTCTTTATATAAAGTATTTATTTTATTAAAAAATGGTTTCGCAACATCTAATTTTTTTAATCCTGGGTTATTATATATTCCTGAAATTAATGTGAATCCAGTTATTAAACTTTGTGGGGTGAAATTACCTGTATTTGCTTGAACTGCTTCCTCAGCAAACAATGATAAAGTACCAAATACTTTATTTAATAAACTTACATTTTCTGTATCCTTTCTAAATTTTCCTAAGGTAATAGTTTTAGAATCATATGATTTAACTTCAACACCTATTCCACCTATGATTAAGTCTGGGTTTTCACCCCCTCGACCGTCCTCAGCATTTATAGATCTAGCGTTATGTTGAAAAGCCCAATATGTAGCTATTTCTCCATTACCTGAGCCGGCTGTTGGGGTTTGAGTTCCGGCTTTAAGAGGTTTAACTGGGTATAATTGGCTCCATATATTTTTATCTTCTCCTTGTAAGGAAAATGATGTACCTACAGATAAAGGAGTTTTACATTTTGGGATAACTTTTACACCTAAAGCAGCTTTAATTCTAGCATCAAATGCTTCATTTGATTCTGTTAATGAAATTTTTTCATCTAACATATTATTGATTAAAGATTCAAGTAAAATGATATCTTTAGGATCATTCATGTCAGGATAACCCTTAGGAAATTTATAGGAAATACTATTAAGAAATTTTTCAAATATATTCATACCGATAAATATTATCGGGATATAATATATATTAAAGTTCCATTAACTAGAAGTGATCCAACCGCTATCTTAATCCAAGTATTCTTTTTATTGGTTTGAATTATTAAAGCATTTTTAGTTTCTTGATGGACTCGAAATTCTTCTCTATATTTGTCTTCAAAGTCTTTAGATACACCTTCTAAAGAAATATAAGTTTTCATTAACTTATCATATGCTATTCTTTCTTCACCAACTTGCTTATCAGCATTGTTAGCATAAAGTATCCATTGATTTTTTTCTGCTTCACATGCTTCTAGTTGTTTCATTTTAACTAAAAGCATAATTTCTTGAGGTGAAGAAAAGAAAATACCAGTATCTTTTTCAAATACTATTCTTTTAGGGCTTAAAAGTTGACCACAAGCTGTCGCGCTGATCCAAAGTATAATTATGGATGTTAGAAATGTCTTGAGCATTTTTTTCTTTGATGTATTTAATTCTTGTTTGTATATTTGCTTGAGCACTATCATATTCATGTCTTAATATAATAATACGAGCATCAAGTGAGTCCACAATATTATGTAGACTATCTATGCGATTATCTGGAGGTAAAACAGTTACTTCTGGTTTTGGTTGAATTGATATGAATACTAACGCTGATGTTAGTAATACAACTAATAACCAAGGTAAAACTAATGTTAGGAATTGTTTATTCATTATACTGGTACTTCTTCTGGTACTTCTTCTGTTGGTTCTGATGGTGTTTCAGATGGTGTTTCAGATGGTGGTGTCTCAAATGATGTTTCATCAGATGGTGTTTCTCCACCCATTGGTACTTCGCCACTTACTTCTTCTTTTTGAGCTGGTGCTCCATACATTAATAAATCAGCTATTGCTTTAGCAGCATTTTGTTCTTCATTAATATTGTTTAAGTAATATTTTTTACCACTAACTTTAGCTATCCAAGAACGCTGTCCATATATTAAATAAAAATACTGTTCATTCTGTAGTATAACTTTAAATGTAGTAGGACGTGGAGCTACCCACCATATATCACTAATAAAATCACTATATTGTTTAGTCAAAAGCTTAACAATAACCTCTTTTAAAGTAGGAAACTGTGTTAGTAAAGGGAATGTTTCTACCTCTACTTCAACATCTTGAGTTTGTAAAATATCATCTGGTTTTTTGATAAACTTATCAGATAATGTTTTTTTAACTAAAGAACGTATTTTATCTTCTAACTCTTTTTTAGCCATAATTATTTAGTTTCATTCATGATGAAATCAAAAACTTGATCCATATTAGTTTTAGCTTCAGAAATATGATCATCAGCCCAGTCGTGACCGTTTTGAAGAATCATTTCTATAGTATTTGGATCAATTTGCATCAACATTTCAATTTGACGCTTCATTTGTTCTAAGTTACTGAAGAACATATAATTTTCAGTTTTACCTTCTCCTCCCTCATCTACTGAGCGAAGTAACTGAAAATCCTCTCCACTAATTTTGCCATCTTTATTAGCGTCTAATTTACTTTGTTTGCCTTTTAATTTTTCACTTATTCTTTTATAAAGAACTTCTTTAAGTTCACTGGCGTATAATGCTTTCATATATTCTTTAGCTTTAGCAGCATTTGAAGAACATCCTTTTTTCTCACCAGTTTCTTTATTATAAACGCAATTACCTTTTCTTTCGTATGGCATAATTTTAAATTTAAAAAGTTATAAGGGGAACACTCCCGTTCCCCATAACCTCTTGCTTGTTTATTTTACTTTACTTTCAGCAACAG